AATTAACATTAACCGCAAAACTACGTTAAGTGGTTTTGCAAAAGGAGAAACAATATGGCAACTAACCAAGACGCACCTTTCGGTTTAAGACCGATCGGCAAAGTTGGCCAGAATAGAGACAACCAAGGTTTATCCGAATATAGCATTGCAGCTAATGCAACAGCTATTTACCAAGGTGATGCTGTGAAAATGGCAAACACAGGTACAATAGTAGTAGCAGGCGCAGGCGGAGCTATAACAGGAGCACTCACTGGTATCTTCTTTACTGATGCTAACACAAGCAAGCCTACATATGCGAATCACCTAAATGCTTCTAACACTGCAACAGACATTGTTGGTTTCATTTCTGATGACCCTTATGAAAGGTTTGAGATACAATCTAATAATGCGGGGGCTTCCGCTACAACTGATATCTTCAACGTTGCAGATATCGTGTATGCAGCAGGTAGTTCTCCGGACTTCGTATCACAAGTTGAATTAGACGACAGCACATTAGCTGCTGGCTCTTCTGCAACTTTACAAATTCTCGGCGTATCTAGAGATCCATCAAACAATACCGTTGGCGCAGCTAACGTAAATTGGATCGTTAGAATCAACGAGCATGAGTTAGATATGAACGTAAATGGCGTATAATAGGAGAATAGGAGAATAATTATGGCTATATCAAGAGGACAACTAGTTAAAGAACTAGAGCCAGGATTGAATGCACTATTCGGCCTGGAATATAAAAGATACGAAAATCAGCATGCTGAAATATACACTTCAGAATCATCAGACAGAGCGTTTGAAGAAGAAGTTATGTTATCTGGCTTCGCTCAAGCTCAAGTTAAACCGGAAGGAAGTGGAATAGCTTTTGACAATGCTCAAGAGACTTACACTGCGAGATACACACACGAAACTGTGGCTCTTGCTTTCGCAATAACTGAAGAGGCGATCGAAGACAATTTGTATGATAGACTTGCGTCTAGATATACAAAAGCATTAGCTAGATCAATGTCAAACACTAAGCAAGTTAAAGCTGTTAACCCATTAATCAATGGTTTACCTTCAACTGCTACATTCACTTCTGGTGACGGTGTTTCATTGTTCAATACAGCTCACCCAACAATAGCGGGTAATGTTGCGAACACATTGGCTACTCAAGCTGACTTAAACGAAACTTCACTAGAGCAATCTTTAATCGATATTGCTGCAATGACAGACGAAAGAGGTCTTAAAATTGCTGCAAGAGGCGTGAAAATGATTGTACCTAGCGAACTTCAATTCACTGCTGAGAGATTGATGAAATCTCAAGGTAGAACAGGAACAGCTGATAATGATATCAATGCAATCGTTTCTATGGGAATGGTTCCTCAAGGTTACAGAGTGAACAATTACATCACAGATACAGATGCGTTCTACATCATTACAGATATACCTAATGGAATGAAGTACTTTGATAGATCACCTATCAAAACAGCTATGGAAGGTGACTTCGATACTGGAAACGTAAGATACAAAGCTAGAGAAAGATACTCATTTGGAGTATCTGACTTCAGAGGTATCTTCGGCGTTGAAGGTGCTTAATTCGTACTAAAACAAATTAAAAAGGGGGCTTTCGGGTCCCCTTTTTTTATGATAGAAAGAAAGAACCCATGAAAAATTTCCGAGTACAAATCAGAGCATATGGCTATCATGCTATCTTCAACCTTATATGTGAGGATAATGATAAAGCCTTTGAAAATGCACTAGTTGACAAACTAGGACAAAATGATATAGTCTGGGAAAAAGACGGATTTACTAGTAAATCCAAATTGTGGTTAACCTATGAGGAGGTTATAAATGACACACGTTCAGGAACTCTACACGAAGAAAAGAGGACTAGAACTTGAATGGTCGCAGCACTATAATCAGGAGAAAAGATATACTCTTGATATGGTGAGAATTGATGACAAAATTAGACAAGTCATCAGTCACATCAAATTAGCTGAAGCACAAGTTGCTCAACAGACTAATAAGATAGAAGACGCTGCACCTGACGTTTCTGTAGCTACGTAACACAAAAAACGCTACATCGCTGAAATCGCACTTTCTATTAAGGCTCTCTTGCACTTCTCACAAAACTAAGCTATAAATTACGCACCATACATTAATAAAACAAAATAAATGTAGACGCGTATGGTCGACATCCCTAGGGACTACATTTATGTATTCTAGGAGGAATATAACATGGCAAACACAACATTTTCAGGACCGGTAAGATCGGAAAACGGTTTTGAAGTAATTGATAAAAGTACAGTAACAGGTGCTGTTACATCTACGATGAGTCTTAAAGAGTTCACTGCAACTATTACAGTTGCTAATGGTGCAACTACTGGAAAAGAAACATCGATTCAGATTCCTACAAACTTTATTCCATTAGGAATTGGTGTTGTAGTAACTACAGCTGCAGTTAACGCTGTTAACTTAGTTGACATTGGAACAGATGCTGACACAGACGGTTATGTTGACGGAGCTTCTTTAGCTCTTAATACAACTGGTTGGAAAGGTTTCTTAGGTTGTAATGGTGTACTTGGTATGTCTGGTTTTGCACCAGGTGTAGCAGGATTAACTGGAGACGAAGTTGAATTAGTTGTTTCTGGAGATCCAGGTGGAGATACTGTAATCGTTCTTAAAATTTTTGGAATTGATTCAACATCTGACACACAATAATAAATAATTACTGTGGGGCTTCGGCCCCACATAATTTTTAAGGAGATAAATTATGGCAGGCGGCGGATCATTTTCAAGCGATCAAAAATTTACTACGTTAACAGCAGATGGTAGATTTAAAACTATAACAGGTGGTTCTACAAATTTAGGACCATGTAGAGTAACTTATATTCAAGCTGCTGGAGTAGCTAGTTCTACAGTTAAACTACATGATGGATCAGATGGCACAGGTTCTTTAGAGTTTCAATCAAGTTTTGGAACAGAGGGTTGTGATATTTTTGTTCCTGGCTCTGGTATAAGATTTAAAAATGGAGTGTATTTAGATTTAACTAATACAACTTCTGTAACAATAGGATACACAGGATAATGAAATCAGACGTAAAAGCAATTAGAAAAACAGATGCTACATTAGTCTTTGGAGGTAGAACAAGATTAAGAGGAATTATTCTTTCTTCAACTGGATCAGCAGGTTCAGTAACTTTACAAGACGGTAATTCTGTTACACAGTTTCAAGTAGATGTTCCAGCTGGGGATGTTTTTTCGTATAATTTAGCAGAAGATGGTATTTTGTTTGAAGGCGGTATGACTGTGTCAGCAATTTCAAACGCTGTTGCTACAATTATATTGGACAAGTAAGGAGACTAAATGGCTAATACTACTTCAGGAACGACAACGTTCGACAAGACATTTGCTATAGATGAGATTATAGAAGAGTCTTATGAACGAATAGGTATGCAAAGTGTATCTGGTAATCAGTTACGTATGGCCAGACGTTCTCTTAATATTATGTTTCAAGAGTGGGGTAACAGAGGTCTTCACTATTGGGAAGTAGCAAATAATTCAATTACATTAGTTGACGGTCAAGCAACATATACAATGTTTAGATCAACAGATGATGGCACTTCTAGTGCTACCGCTGTTTATGGTGTTGACGATATATTAGAAGCTGTTTACAGAAACTCTTCAAGTGTTGATACACCTCTTACAAAAATAAACAGATCTACATATCAAGGTCTTTCAAATAAAACATCTGAAGGAACGCCTTCACAATACTTTGTACAAAGATTTATAGATAAAGTTACAATCACTTTATACTTAACACCTGGTTCAACAGAAGCAGGTAATACAATTAACTATTATTATGTAAAAAGAATACAAGATGTTGGTAATTATACTAATGCAACAGATGTTCCATATAGATTTGTACCATGTATGGCATCAGGTTTAGCTTATTACTTATCGCAAAAATTCAAACCAGAATTAACTCAAAACATGAAATTATTATACGAAGATGAATTACAAAGAGCTTTAGCGGAAGATGGCTCATCATCTAGTTCTTACATAACACCAAAAACTTATTATCCAAATGTCTAATTTTTCAAAAGGTAAACATGCACAATTTATATCAGACAGATCTGGTATGGCTTTTCCATATAAAGAAATGGTTAGAGAATGGAATGGCTCTAGAGTTCACATATCAGAGTTTGAGCCTAAACAGCCACAATTAGAACCAAGAGCACACGGCGCTGATCCTGAAGGTTTACAGAATGCAAAACCTGCAAGAACAGAATTACCTACAGCAGATTTTTTACCTACTAATCCTTTCACAGCAGAAAATGCTGGAGGTGGAATTGGAGCTGTATATAGTGTTTCTCATCCCGATAGTGGAATACAAGTTGGAGACTATGTAAGATTAATGTCTCTTAAAAGCCCTTTGTCCATATCAGGTGTTGCAATTCCTATTCAAAACACAGAGCTTACAACTACTTTATCTGTAGGTATAAATGCTACAGCTACTTCTTTAGTTGTAACTGACCCTGATTTAGATTTTTATTTAAATGGTGGTTTTTTAATGATTGAAAAAGTTTTAACTTCATCAGATACTTCAGACGCTTTAAAAATAGGTACTTATCAAAATGAAATTATTCAATACACAGGTTATAATAATGGGACAAAAACATTGTCTGGTTTGACTAGAGGAACAAACGCAGTTTTTAGAGGTTCAACTCCTAAAAATACTATCGCAGGTAGCCACTCAGCTGGAGCAAAAATTATTGGTGCAAGAATAGTTACTGCTTTAAATACAACAACTTCTTCAAGTGCAGGACAACCTTCTTCCGTTACTAATTATAATGGATATCAATTAAAAACTAATGATCAAGGAGCTACCTGGCTTGATACTTATTCAGGCGGAGGAAATGGTTGTCAAGCAGGACCATTAAATGTAGAGTTATAATATGGCAGGATTTACATACGCAACATTAACAACAGCAATTCAAAACTACACAGAAGTAGATGCTAATGTATTAACATCTACTATTACTGATCAGTTTATTGATAATGCTGAAATGAGAATATTAAGAGACATACCTCTTGATGCATATAAAAAACAATCAACAGGTAATTTAGTTACAGGTCAAAATACAATTAACGTACCAGCAAAAACTTTATTTGTTAAAGGTGTGCAAGTATATACTTCAACATCTGCTGCTACAGGTGCTAACACTTGGTTAGAAAAAAAAGACGAATCTTATTTACAAGAATATCAACCATCAACAGAATCAACAGCTAGAGGAACACCTAAATACTATGCAATGTTTGGTGGAGCAACAGGTGTAACAGATACAACTTCTGGAAGACTATTTTTATCTCCTGCTCCTGATTCAACATATGTATTTAAAATTCATTATGAAGCTATTCCAACGGGATTATCTGGATCAAACACTACAACTTATGTAAGCCAATACTTTGGAAATGGGTTATTATATGCATGTTTATGTGAAGCATATGGGTATTTAAAAGGCCCTTTAGATATGTTGACACTATACGAAAATAAGTATAAACAAGAACTAGACAAGTTTGGTATGGAACAACTTGGCAGACGTAAACGAGATGATTATACGGATGGCACAGTTAGAATAACTATACCTTCAACGTCACCTTAATAGGAGATTAAATTATGGCAATATCATCAGCAATATGTTCAAGTTTCAAACAAGAACTTTTACAAGGTAAACACGATTTCGATTCATCAGGTGGTGACACTTTTAAAATTGCATTATATGATTCAGATGCAAGTTTAGGGGCAGCAACAACTGACTATTCTACATCTGAAGAAATTACAAACACGGCTGGATCTGCTTATACAGCAGGTGGTGCTGCATTAACAAACTCAGGTGTTTCTTTATCTTCAACAACAGCTTTCACAGATTTTTCTGATGTGTCTTACACATCAGCTTCTTTCACAGCTAACGGCGCATTAATTTACAACACAACAACAGACGGTGGTACAAGCACTACTGATGCTGTTGCTGTAATTGCTTTTGGCTCTGATAAAACAGCTACAAACGGAACTTTCACAATTCAGTTTCCAACAGCAGACGCATCGAACGCGATCATAAGATTAGCATAGGAGTAAAGAATGGCTGGATGGGGTAGATTTACCTGGGGCCAAGCTTACTGGGGCGAGGATGAATTACTTGCAACAGGTTGGGGTGCTAAATCTTGGGGTTCTGGTGAGTGGGGAAATCTTGCAGATGAAACTGTAACTCTTACAGGTCAATCAATATCTTCAAGTGTTGGATCATTAACTTTATCAGGAACAGCTTCTATTTCTTTAACAGGAGTGTCTTCAACATTTAATGTTGGTTCAATTACAAATGTTATTAGTGCAGAGTTTGATGTTGCAGGTTCACAATTTACAGCGCAGCCAGGTTCATTAACAATTGATATTGCTGTTACACCAAGTATTACAGGTCAATCCATTACATCAGCAATTGGTGTTATAGATCCTGCTGATCAAATCGTAGGATTAACAAGTCAAATAATTACATCAACACAAGGTACAGCAGTTGCACCAAACGAAGATGTAAGTCCAACAGGTATATCTATGAGTGCTACATTAGGTACTCCAATAGCTTTTGTTGGAACATTAGTTCTACCTACGGGTTTAGAAATTACATCATCTCAAGGCACAGCAGTTGCACCAAATGAAGATGTAACTTTAGGTGGATTAGAAGCAGAATTTGCTTTAGGTCAAATAGAAGGAACAGGTTCAGTAGCTGTTCCGTTAACAGGTGTATCTTCTACCATGACTGTTGGATCAATAGATCCTGCTGATCAAGTCATGGGATTATCAGGTGTATCTTTTAGTGCTTCTGTTGGAACTATAGATCCTAAAGATCAAGTGGTTGGTTTAACTGGTTTATCAATAACTTCTACACTAGGAGCACCATTTATTATTCATTATCAAGATGTTGACACAGGCAATAATACGAATTATAGTAATGTTTCAACGGGCTCAAATACTAGCTATTCGAGTGTTGCAACTGGATCAAATACAAGTTATAACGACGTAGAGGCAGCATAGGAAAATTATGGCATCAACATATACACCACTTGGTATAGAAAAAATGGCTACTGGCGAAAATGCCGGTACATGGGGAACAAAAACAAACGCTAACTTAGATCTTATCGAACAGGTTCTTGGTGGATATAAGGCAGTATCAATTGCAGGCGGAGCACAAACTACAGCTTTAACAGTCGCAGATGGTGCATTAACTGGAACAGCTCAAGCTAGAATGATTGAGTTCACAGGTTCTATTACAGGTAATCAAATTGTTACAATACCTTTAGATATAGAAAACTTTTACATTTTAAAAAATACAACATCAGGTTCTTACACAGTTCAATTTAAATATGCATCAGGATCTGGTGATACATTTACTTTTGCAACAACTAATAAAGGAACAGCGATTCTTTTTGCAACAGCAAATGATGGAACGAATCCTGACATTATTCAAATTCAAACAGGTGGAGATGTTGTAGATGATACATCACCTCAACTTGGTGGTAATTTAGATACAAACGATCAACAAATTATTACAGTTTCAAACAGAGATTTAAATTTATATCCAAACGGTACAGGTGCTGTTGAAGTAGGTGGTAACACAAATCCTGGTACAGTTATTTTAAATTGTGAATCAAACTCACATGGTATTAAATTACAATCACCACCACACTCAGCTGGTCAATCATACACATTAAAATTTCCAACAGGAAACGTTACAGCAGACAGATTTTTAAAAGTTGCATCAGTTTCT